TGGATATTATTGTCACCAGTACCGGACTGAGCCGGGATAAAATTGAAGCGTTAAAGCATTAAATTAATCTTCTTTTTATACAGCAAAATGCCGATATTCAAGATCGGCATTTTTGTTCTTATTTATAGGGAGCAAAATGACACCTTAAGAGCGATTAAGTGATTTGTTTGCGGAAACAAAATGACTTGTTCTGTTTCGTCAAAACCTCAACGTTCATGCGCCTGATGTGACCGTTTATTATTGATTTTGGCATCCGAACAGAGTTCATAAAAAAAACAAACCATAGGCTCCATACGATCTTCTCCACTCACTCTTTTGATCATCAATTAATCGATAAAAGAGAAATAGAAAATAATTATCCCTTCATAATTTTCCTATCCCTAAAACCAAATAAAACCGCGCTAATACTTAAAATGAGTAACCCATGCCATACCAATTAATGATTATTACTCACTATTAATTAATATTTCGTCCAAAGATTCATTACTTATAATCATGCCACTTTATTAAATGCGATATGAATAATTGCTAAGTAAATTTTTTCAGCATAAATAATAATCGCCGTAAGGCAGTTTGCTGCGGTAGCTATACCCATAGCTCAGTGCTAATCAAAACCTCAGTGTTAACCAAAACGAAGCAATAACACTTTGTTTATCTTTTAAACGCAAATAACCAATAAGGAAAAAAATTATGTCTACAACTCCAGAACAAATTGCTGTCGAATATCCTATCCCTACTTACCGCTTTGTTGTCTCAATCGGTGATGAGAAAGTTCCCTTTAACAGCGTTTCCGGCCTCGATATTTCTCATGACGTTATCGAATATAAAGATGGTACCGGCAATTATTATAAAATGCCGGGTCAACGTCAGGCGATCAATATTACGCTGCGTAAAGGTGTCTTCTCCGGTGATACTAAACTTTTTGATTGGCTTAATTCTATTCAACTTAATCGGGTCGAGAAAAAAGATATTTCAATCAGCCTGACTAACGAAGCCGGTACTGAAATTTTAATGACCTGGAGCGTGGCAAATGCCTTCCCAACTTCATTAACTGCCCCTGCTTTTGATGCCACCAGCAATGAAGTTGCTGTTCAGGAAATTAGCCTGACAGCGGATCGAGTCACCATTCAAGCAGCTTAACGCTGTCTACTCAGAATATTGCACAATAATTGGAGGCAACATGCCAACATATTCCTATCCCGGCGTTTATATTGAAGAGGACGCCTCCCCTGCACTCTCCGTTCGTTCCAGTGCAACGGCAGTGCCAGTTTTTGCTGTTGCAAACAACGGTTCATTAATATCAGATAAACCCTATATTCGTGTTAGTAGTTGGATGAACTATTTAACACTAAAAAGCGACCCATTTAATCCTAAGAATATCCTTGACGTTTCACTGCGTGCCTATTTTATTAACGGTGGTGGATATTGCTATCTCATCAAAACTCAAGATTTAGAAACACAAGTACCAAAACTTGACGATGTGACATTACTGGTTGCTGCCGGAGAAGAGATCAATGAGGTGACAGGAACACTTTGTCAGCCGGGTAAAGGATTATTTGCTATTTTTGATGGCCCAAAAGATCAAATAACTTCGGCTCAAAAACCAGACGAACTCCTCAAATCTTATTCCACTACTTCTTATGGTGCAGTTTATTACCCTTGGCTGACCGCTGAATGGGGAGAAAATAAAGCCACCGTTGATATTCCGCCCAGTGCAGTTATGGCCGGTATTTATGCCAGTGTCGATAACAGCCGGGGGGTCTGGAAAGCGCCCGCTAACGTTCCTATTCAGGGTGGATTACAACCTAAATACCCGGTAACCGACGACCTGCAAACGCAATATAACCAAGGCAAGGCATTAAATATGATCCGTACCTTTCCTAAGAGCGGTACGCTGGTTTGGGGGGCTCGTACACTTGAGAACAGCGATAACTGGCGTTATATCCCAGTCCGCCGCCTGTTTAATAGTGCAGAGCAAAATATTAAAAATGCCATGAGTGCTATGGTATTTGAATCCAATAGCCAACCGACCTGGAAAGCCGTTCACTGCGCTATCGATAACTATCTCCACACCCTGTGGCAGCAAGGTGGCTTAATGGGCAACAAAGCCGAACAAGCTTACTTCGTCCAGATCGGTAAAGGTCTCACCATGACCGATGACGATATCAAGCAGGGCAAAATGATTGTCAAAGTGGGTCTGGCGGCAGTTCGTCCAGCCGAATTTATTATCTTGCAGTTTACGCAGAATATCGCGCAATAATCGGAGGCAACATGCCAGCTATACCAACTATGTCAACAACACCAACTTATCCTGGCGTCTATATTGAAGAAGATGCCTCACTGGCTCTCTCTGTTAGCCAAGGGAACACGGCAATCCCGGTTTTTATTGGCCGTTTCTCACCGAAAAAAATCAGCGCAACGCCACAAATAACACACGTGAGTAGCTGGTTGGATTTTACTAACCTGTTTAATGTGGGTTGTATTAGGTCGGTAGCAATCAAATTAACTGAACCTACTTCACCATCTGCCCCTTCCGTTCCTGAGAAAAACGAAGGGAATGAAAAAACCGAAAGTAATACAAAAGCCAAAAACAATATAGAAACTTTTGCCGCCCAAAAGATGACGCTTGATACAGACGATAAAAATAACAGTGATTCTTACAATATAACTGTCGGCACCTATACAACAAGCAGTGATGCTTTAAAACTTTATTTCCAAAATGGTGGCGGTCCTTGTTATATCCTGCCAATTTCTCATTCAGAAGATACCAACACGCTGGCATTAATCCCTGAGTTAATTGAGCAGGCTTTAGAAATTACCTTGATCGTCTGCCCTGAACAGGATCCCGCTTATCAGAGTGCAATATATGGCAACCTGACCCCTTTATTAAAGGCAGGATATTTTCTTATCGCGGATAATCCGAATAAAGAAACTGCACTTAGCGTTAGCCTGCAATCACAAACCGCGACTTATTATCCCGCAGTGAAAGTCTCACAACTTATTCAGATGGAAGAGAGTACCATTGCAGTTGAAGGTTATCAGGATAAAAAAGTTACCCATCTGGCAGAGCTCAAAAAGCAAAACTCAGAACTCTACGCACAAGTTATCCAGGCAATAAAACAAAAAATTGCAGATAACAAAAAACTCATTCCTGCCAGTGCAGTCATGGCTGGTGTCTATTGCGCCACTGACGCCAACCGCGGCGTCTGGAAAGCACCGGCTAACGTCGTGCTGAGTGGGATCAGTGATGTAGCAGAACGGCTCAGCAACAGTGAACAAAGCACCATAAATCAAAAAGGCATCAATGCGATCCGTTATTTCAGTAACAAAGGGTTTGTCGTCTGGGGCGCACGTACTCTGCAAGATGATGACAACTGGCGCTACATTCCGGTTCGACGTTTATTTAATGCGGCAGAACGGGATATCAAGCAAGCTATGCGATTTGCCGTGTTTGAACCCAACAGTCAGCCCACTTGGGAACGGGTCCGCTCAGCGATTGATAACTATCTCCATCAACTCTGGCAACAAGGGGCACTGGCCGGTAATAGCCCGCAGGAAGCCTATTTTGTCCAGATTGGTCAAGGTGTCACCATGTCCGACACTGACATTAAACAAGGCAAAATGGTGGTGAAAGTTGGCATGGCGGCGGTCCGTCCGGCTGAATTTATTATCCTGCAATTTTCGCAAAATGTAGCACAGTAATCGTACTGAGGCGCGGTTCGCCGCGCCTATTCTGACAAGGAAATGAGAATGGAAATAAAACAGCCGGGCGTCACCATCACGGAGAACCTGATATCCCAGCAACAAGATGAGGCGTTTATCGGTGTGCCGGTTTTTATTGGTTACACCGCAAAAAGTCCAGACAACAAAACCGTCGTCAAGTTAAACAGCCTGACCGATTTTACCCTGTCATTTGGTGAATCAGGATTAACATACTATTCCGTACGCCACTTTTTTGACAACGGGGGTCAACAAGCCTATGTACTGTCGTTAGGATCGGATAAACCACGAGGCGATTTTCACTCATTAACCACCACTCTACAACAAGATTGGGTTAAACAAGCGATCTCGGCACAGAGTGCTATCACGCTGATTGTGGTCCCCGATATTGTCTATCTGAATCAGATGGATGCTCCCGATTCAGAAATCGATCAATACAATAAGATTCCGTTCTGGCTACAATTTTGGCAATCCGTACTTAATCTTTGCCAGTGCCGACGCGGCATCATGGGATTGCTGGATGCCCCCGATGATCCCGCACTGGCCGCGAAATGTTTAACCCAGCTCTCTTCCTGTGATCGGCAATGGGGCGCGGTATACTGGCCAAGATTGAACAGTGCTTATCAGGAACAAGATCGGCCTGTTGTTCTTTCGCCGACTGCAGCGGTGGCCGCCGTCATCCAGCGTAACGATAACCAAATGGCGGTCTGGCATGCCCCCGCGAACGTCGCGTTAGCCAAGGTGATAAGCCCAATACGCTCTCACATTGAAGCCGATACCCTGTTTAATCAGAATGGCCCTTCGTTGAATCTGGTTCGCAGCTTCCCCGGTAAAGGGATCAAGATCTGGGGATGCCGCACGCTGGACAATACCCCCGATTCTCCCTGGCGCTATATCCAGACGCGCCGTCTGGTTTCCTATATCGAAGCCCATATGACTCAACTAGGCCGGGCCTTTGTGTTTGAACCCAATAACGCCATCACCTGGATGAAGTTTAAAGGTCAGGCTTACAACTGGTTACGTCAGTTATGGCTAAACGGCGGACTGCGCGGTACGCAGGAAGATCAGGCATTTGAGGTGTTACTGGGGATTGACGAGTCGATGAGTGAAGCGGATCTACAAGCTGGGAAAATGATCATGAAGATCAGGCTGGCACTGTTAATTCCAGCGGAATTTATCGAGTTGAATCTGACATTTGATACCCGCACCGGGATCAGCCATTAACAGGGGCAAAATATGAACAATTTATACACCCCGTCGGTGTCACACCGTTTTATCGCCAGTTTTCTGTTTAACAATATCCCCAGCCCTCTCGACATTGCCTTTCAACGGATATCGGGGCTTAGCCGTGAACTGCAAACCACTCAACACAGCCAAGGCGGAGAAAATGCCAGAAACGTTTGGCTAGCGGAGAAGATCCAGCACGGTAGCTTAGTACTGGAACGCGGTGTGATGACCGTCACGCCGCTGACTTGGGTGTTTGATCGCGTCCTGCGCGGCGAGAAAGCCGTGTATGCCGATGTGGTCATCATGCTACTGAATGAACATTCAATTCCTGTGGCAAGCTGGACATTAAGTAACGCCCTACCGGTTCGCTGGTCTACCGGCGACCTTGACGCCAATAGCAATACGGTGCTGATCAATACTCTGGAATTACGTTATCAGGATATGCGCTGGTTAGGAGTGAAAGCATGACCGTAGAAATTAAGGAGCTGATTATTCAGGCTAAAGTGACCGATTCAGCCAGTCACTCCAGCGCACCACGCACACTGGCGCAGGAAGCGCTGGATAACGCCCAACTGATTGAAAAGGTGAAACAAGCCGTGTTAGATGCCTTGCGTGAAACAGGAGGTCATTATGAGCTTAATTGAACGCAGCCTGTCCAAACTCACCCTCACCGCTTTCAAGGACCGCGAGGGGAAAATCTCGGTAGGCAGTTTGCAAGCCATGTATAACCCCGATACCATCCAACTCGACTACCAAACCCGTTATCAGCAGGATGAAAGCATTAACAGTGCCAGCCAAAGCAGCCGCTATGTGTTATCCCAACCGGGCGGTCTGTCATTAGTCCTGTTATTTGATGCCACCATGCCCGGTAACAACACTGCGGTAGAAACCCAACTGGCGACGTTGAAAGCCTTGTGTGCCGTGGATGCCAGTACCAACGTCCCCCACTTTCTTAAAATCAAATGGGGTAAAATGCGTTGGGAAAACAAAGGCTATTTCGCCTGCCGTGCCAGTGGCCTTAGCATCAGTTACACCTTGTTTGACCGAGACGCCACACCGTTGCGGGCCAGCGCGACCTTATCTCTGGTAGCAGATGAAAGCTTTGTGATTCAGGCTACCGAGCAGCAGTTAAAATCTCCCCCGGCTACTGCGGTTAACGTCACGGATATGCTCTCCCTACCGTTGATCGCCTTAGGTGCCGGCGCTTCTCTGGCCGGTGGAATTGATTATCTCTCGCTGGCCTGGCAAAACGGTCTGGATAATCTTGATGACTTTACCCCCGGACAAATGTTGCAAGCCAAGGGGGATGCATGAAGATACCTGCGATAACGCTCAAAATAGGTGGCAAAACGCTCAACCACTTTACGGTTATCAGCTTAACAGCAAACCATCATATTAATGGCATCCCCTCGGCTAACATCACGCTAGGGATCGCCGGTGATGCCAGCCATATTTTTGATGCCAAGGCACAAGCTGAACTGGCAAGTTGCCGTCCGAATCATGAACTTAGCGTGCAGATCGAAAAAACCGTGGTGTTTCAGGGGATCATCGTGCGGCAAACATTGGGGCTTAAAGGTCAGGACAGCATCATTACTCTGACCGCCAAACATGCATTGCAAAAATTAACTCACAACTTCCACTCACAACTGTTCAACAAACAAAGTGATGAGGCGATTATCAAGAAGTTGTTTAGCCAAGCAGGTATCCCTGTCACGATAAAACCAGCGCCTCAGCTTAAAACGGTGCATGAGCAAATGGTGCAATTTCGCTGTAATGACTGGGCTTTTCTAAAAAGTCGGCTGTTCGCGACCCATACTTGGCTGCTGCCCGGCAACGATAGCGTGACGCTGGTCACCCCGGAATCCCTGAACCGGTCAACCGTGCATACCCTCCACCAGCGAGCTAACCCTCAGGATGCGGTGTTATTTGAAGCGAATCTGCAATGGGATAACCAACGCAATCCCAAAACCGTGAATGTACAATCCTGGGATATCGCCCAACAGAAACTGTCTCCAACCCATCAGGTAAAAAGCAGCGGACTGGGTCACAATCAACTCGCCACCGACAACCTGACATCATTGACCAACCAACAATGGCAGTGGGTGTTCAGCTATCCGTTGGATAATGAACAGGCCAAACAGCTTGCCCAAGGCATTCTGAATAACCGCCGAAGTCATAACGTCTCCGGTAATTTTGAAGTCGAAGGCGATAACCATTATCAAGCCGGCGATATTCTGGCGTTAAACGGCTTTGGTCAGGGGATGGATGGTCAGGCGATTATCACCGGTGTCAGTCACACCATTACTCAACGGCAAGGCTGGCGTACCCGGCTAACGCTGGGGCTATTACCGGAAACAGAGCAAGTTGTACCACCGGTTAAAGAGCTGCATGTCGGGATCGTAGAAAAATACCAAAAAGATAACCAATCGCAGGGCCGTATTCCGGTCAAAATCCCGGCCTTAAACTTAACCAATGGCACCCTTTTTGCCCGCTTAAGTAAGCCTTACGCCAGCCATGAAAGCGGCTTCTGCTTCTACCCTGAACCGGGGGATGAAGTGATTATCAGCTTCTTTGAAGATGATCCGCGCTTTCCAGTAATCTTAGGCTCGATGCACAATCCTAAAAACAAAGCACCGTTAGAACCGAGTGAAAAAAATCCAATAAAAACCTTAGTGATTAAACAAGGGGAAAATCAACAGGCATTAATCTTCAATAATCAAGATCAAACCCTCACCTTAAATAGCGGAAAAAATAAATTATCTTTGCAACAGGATAAAGATATCACGCTTAATTCTGCTAAGAATCTTATTACCCAAGCTCAGGAAATTAAAATAGAGGCGCAAAAATCTCTATCCGCCTCTGGTAAATCCGGCGTAGATATTAAAGGTGCGAAGATTAATCTAACCCAATAATAAGGTAATAAGATGACAAACAAAGTATTAACCAACAAAGTATTAACCGATATTTATGGTCGGGGTTGGGCCTTTCCGCTGCAATTTTCTATTAAAGATAGTACGTATAAAGATAGCACGCATCCTGAAATACCCACGGGCGTCACCATGGCGGAAGGGGCCGAAAACGTTCGCCAAAATATGAAAATTCTTTTTCTCACCGAACCCGGCGAACGAATTATGCGTGAGAATTATGGCTGTGGCCTGAATGATTATCTGTTTGCCAATATTCGTGACGAAATGATGGCAGAAATTCAGACTCGAATTGAAGAACGGGTATTGCGTTATGAGCCCCGCGCCGATATTAGCGAGATCCAAGTGAACCAGAGAACCCACTTGCCCAATACCCTGCATATTCAGGTCACCTATACACTGAGAGGCAGCGAAATCAGCCAGCAAATTGAAGGCGCCCTTGCAGTGAATGAAGGCCGGGTACAGGTGAGTTTATGAGCAAACAACTGGTGGTGGATGGTGACACTTTGCTGTTCGAGCCGTTATTTGGCAACCGGCAAGTCACCATTCTGGGGCCGGCAACCATCCGGGGTAGCGGACATGCCCAAATTCAGGGCAAAAAGATCGTTATGATCGGTGATGAAAAAAAGGTGCAATTTCAGGCGCAATATATTACCCCAAGCCACCCAGTTCCCGGCATGGGGATGGTCACCATTGCTCAATTGGATGCCAGCCAACAAGTCAACTTTTGCCGCAGTCCTGCCACGGTAATTGTCGTCGGGCAACAATTTATCGCCCGATTTACCCCGACACAGCCAGCCAATAATCCATCGAGTGGCCCGGATGTGACCGCCCCCAGTATGGGCAAAGGCCGGTTTATTGCCAGCCAATATGCAGTCACTGCCGGATAAATAATCTTTTTAACTTTATTTCAAATAATCATGATCCCTGAAAACCTATTGGGAATAATTACATAACAGGCGGTAAAAATATGGGACAAGCTGAGTTAGAAAATAAACTCTCTGCTATTGTGCCGGATACTGTATTTAAACTTGATGAAAGAAGTACGCTAGATATTTTAAATTGGCTTAAAGCTTATGCTAAAGAAATTCCTTTCGATCAAGAGAAAAAACAGTTCTGGGATAGCTTCTACTTTATTCAAGAAAATAATCCTCAACAACTAGCGGATATTTACCAAAATGTAAATAAAGCCGATGGCCTTTTACCGGCACATCAAGCTTTTATCTTGGCTTTTTTAAAGTTATTAGAAACAAATAATCGATTATTAAATACCTTCCCGGCCCGGCACCGTGATCTTTATTACCGGGAATTATTGGGGCTGAAACCCAAAAAAGCCCAAGCAGATAAAGTTGCGATAGGAATTACTCTGAATACGGACAGTACAGAATTTCTGGTCGCCCGGGGAACGCTGTTTGACGCAGGACAAGACAACGCAGGTAATCCGTTACAATATGCATCTGATACGGATTTACTGGCGAATCAGGGAAAATTAACCGATCTACGTTGGCATCGGAAAATTGGCAATGTCTGGAAATCAGCAATACTATTAAGCGACTCAGACAACATTGAATTCCCCAAAAACGGTATTCAACTTTTTAGCGAAACATCCAATGATCTTGAGGTTCAATCCGCCCCCCTGAATGGGAATGGGGGCGAAGCAAATATATCATCATTAACCTATGACACATGCTACTTAGGCTTTACCAATGTATTACCGGGACAAACTCTATCTCTCTATTGGCAATTAGCAGGCGTTAAAGCACTCGCTTTATCCTGGTCTTATCTCAACAACAGCAATAGCTGGAGTAAATTAGACAAATTAGTTGATGACCAAACCCATAACCTGTCTAAACGGGGTATCTGGCGCACCTTATTACCACAGGATGCGACAAATCAGGCGACCCTGATGCCAACGGGACGCTACTGGCTGAAAGCCGAGATAACGCCTCAAACCGATCCGCAAGATTACCTACGCATTAAGGGCCTGTTGTATAACGCTACCACCGCGACATTAGTCAACGCAGAAACCGTTGAGCAGGAGCACTTTATCAACGGATTAGCCGCCGACAGCATTAAACAGCCGGTAAACACGGTTGTTGCCATCAGCAACGTCACCCAACCTTGGGCCTCCTGTAACGACCATCCACTAGAAACCGAGCAAGCCTTCCTGACTCGGCTCCCTGCCCGGTTATCTCACCGTAACCGGGCGCTGAGTTGGGGCAACATTGTCACCTTATTAAAAGAGCAATTTGTCAGCCTGTTTGATGTCAAATACCCGTCTGCCAGTGAATTAACCAAAATCCCGGCACCGGAAAAACAGCAACTGATAGTGATCCCTGACAGCCGTTATAAAGATAACGGTGATGCACTGCGCCCAACGTTAAACTCCGCTCGGCGGGGAGTGATGGTCAAATGGATCAAACAACTCAGCAGCCCTTGGGCAGACCTTGAGATCAACAATCCCACTTACGTTGACGTTAATGTGAACTATCAAGTGACCTTTACCGCAGGCGTTAACCCCGACTACGGATATCATCAGCTACAACAGCAATTAAGCCGAAAATATATGCCGTGGAGCGAAAATACCGCTATCGGCGTGACAACCGGTAATCGCATTGACTACTACCAGTTGTTAGCCACGATCCAGCAATCTTCTCTGGTGGAACGCGTCACCGATTTAAGCCTAACCATCACTAATCGAGTCGCGAGTGTCGCGAGTGTCGCGAGTGTCGCGGGTGTCGCGGGTGCCGCGGGTGTCGCGGGTGCCGCGGGTGTCGCGGGTGCCGCGGGTGCCGCGGGTGTCGCGGGTGCCGCGGGTGCCGCGGGTGCCGCGGGTGCCGCGGGTGCCGTGGGTAAAAGTATCGAGGCCGCCGATAATGAAGTGCTGATTTTAGTCTGGTCAGAGCAGCGTCCCTCAAACCAAGGAGTTAACCCATGAGTCATCAAGATGCCCTGTTTCCTATCGTCAAAGACGATATTACCTTCGATGCCTTGCTCACTCAGGCCAAAACAGTCATTGAGCAGCAATCCGGCCAATGCTGGAGCAATACCAGTGAAAATGATCCCGGCATCACCTTATTGGAAGCCTGCTGTTATGGTGCCTCCGATCTGGCCTACCGCCACACATTACCACTGAGAGACCTGCTAACGCCAAAACCAGAAGACCAAACATCCGGCGACGGTATTTTTCCTCAGGAGTTCGGCCCACAACAAACGCTAACCTGTGGCCCGATCACCGCAGAAGATTATCGCCGGGCTTTATTGGATTTACATAGCAGCGACACGGCTAATGAAACAAACGAAGGTTATTTTTTCTTTAATGATGTTCAATTAATTCGTGAACCTGAAAATCAACGTTATCAGTATTGGTATAACAAACAGAAACGTGAATATAGCTTTAAAAACTCCGGATCAGATAGCCAATTAGCACTAAGAGGAAATTATTGGCTTTATTTACTCCCTAGTCGGGAAACTGAGATCGATAAAACATTGGCTCAGAAAAAACTCAACGCTTTCCTAAAAAATAATCGTAATCTGGGGGAATTCATTAGCAATATTATCTGGCTGCAACCTACCGATCTCCCCTTGCAGATTGATATTGAATTTGAAGACAACGTCATCGATTTTGCTGATATTTTCGCTCAGGTTTATATGACGGCGGAACAGATGGTGCAGGCAAAGCCCGAACGTTATACCACGCAGGCCATGAAAGATCAGGGTTATCATCATGAAGAAATATTTGCCGGCCCTTATTTACATCATGGTTGGATACCGACCTTACCTCAAACCAAAGATTACACCAGTGCTACAGTATTAAATCTCAGCCATCTGGTTAATCGGCTACTGGCGATTAAAGGTATTCAGCGTATCACCCGGCTGGCATTAGCTCATCACGACAAAACTATTACGCCATTGTCGAACGATAATTGGTCCTGGAGAATTGCCCAAGGATATTACCCTAGATTATGGGGTAGCGATCCCTTAGCATTAATTACCTCAACAAACAGCCCGCTTACCATTACCGCCAAAGGGGGCGTTAAAATTGGTGTTTCTAAACAAGATATCGAAGAAAAGCTTATTGCAGAACCACTGATTAATACACAGCCGGAATTACTGCCTTGGGGGAAATATCGTAAAGTTCTGGATTACTATCCGGTAAGTAATAAATTACCGGCTTGCTATGGATTGCAGACTAGCAAACCTACGCCGCAGCAAGTGCAATTACACCAATTTATGCTACCGTTTGAACAAATGCTGGCTAACGGCTGTGCCGAACTCGCCCTATTACCGAAATTACTGGCCTTTAAACAACGGGGAAAAACAGTACACGGTGTGCAATGGCCTTTTAAAACGGGTACAGTCAGCCATCGTGTTCACCAACAAGTCATTCCTGATTTAACCGCAAAACTAAGCCGCGATTCACAAATCTATATTGATAACCATATTCAGAAGCCAAACTATATAAAAGAGGCGACAATTCTGAATTATCTGTTGGGCTATTTTGGTGCTCAACTTGCCGCCAGACCACTCACCCTCAACTTTCGGGATTTTCTCAATACTCAACGCGGCTATCTGGCTCAACAACCGGAACTGACCTATCAACGTAATAATATTCGGATTGATAAAGTATCGGCACTGCAAAAACGAATTGCTGCCCGCTTGGGTTTGGGTGGAGAATGTTTCAGTAAAACACCTAATCTGGATGGCCTGCCTTTTTATTTAATTGAACATCGTCAACTTTTGCCGATAAAACCCGACACGAAATTCGACGATAAACAAAAACCCGACGATCTAAAGGTAATTGAAGAGAATTCAGACTCTAAAAATCATCAACTCATCATCACACAACAAGGTATTGCAGGTCGGTTATTACAAGGTCAGGTAATTAATTTGATTATTATTGAAGGTGATAGAAAGTTTATATTACGGAGCCAAATGATCACCGAAGTAACAGGAGATACCTTTTCCCTTAGTACCCGTAACAGCAGCGATTTGGAACGCAATCTGGACAGAATAAGACAGAAATTTAATGATGGTAATCTGCGCTGGAAAAATAGCCCAGTATGGCTGGAAGATATGGATTATCAATTGGTTTATGCCGATGAGACATATAAAAATGCTACCGACGATCAACGTTGGATTACTTCCAGTGCTCAAAGCCCCTTCCCTGCTATGATTGAAGAAAATGATGAAATCACCCTGAAATATGTGATTACCCCCTCTGAGTCAGACCTAAAAATATCACCTCGTACAGTTCTCGCTGAACCACCCGAATATGAACTCAAAGCGCGGGTAGTTAAATTTGATCGTATTCAAGGCAAGATATTAATTAAACGCAACCAAGACTCACCGAATAAAAACTTTCCAAAAGAGGCCGAAGCATGGCGTTATCGCTGGTATTTCTCCAGCGAAAAATATGCCTTAGCCGATCGCTTTTCATTTGTGGTTAGCGTGGTAGTGAATCGTCAGTTAATTGAGAATGACAAAGTTGATCCTTATAAGTTGGAATCTTGGGTGAAAACAGAAATATTAGCTGAATTCCCCGCACATATTTCAATGATTATTCACTGGTTGTCACCAGAACATTTTAAAGATTTTGCCAACACCTATAAACGTTGGCAAAACAATGACGCCCCTTTAGGAGACGAAGCATACCATATTTTAGAGACCTTAACCTTGGGACGCCTGCCTTCTGATGCAACCGGTATTGGTAATATGCGAATTGCCACTAAACAGCAACGTACCGAGGTCATTGGTGGATCTGGCAATCAATGGAATGCAACAGTCATAACAAGTAATCAATTATTATATGTGCCTTCTCCTAGGGAGCGAACCAAACCAAATTAAATTATTAATAAAAATAATAGCAAAAATACAAACCAATTTATCCAATATAAAAATCAATTAATATAGCATCACAAAAGGCTTATTTTAATATTAAATATCTTTTTCTGTTTAATTATACATAAAACCCACAAGATATTTAAATCTCGATAATTCAACATCACATAGGATGATAAAAATGGAAAAAAAATCTAATCTATCTAATGCAGAATCCAATATGGAAAATATCAAATCAAATGGCCCATCAGCAGATGATTTAAAAAGGCGCTTTAAAGAAGGCAGTATTCCATTACAGACCGATTATGCCGATCTGATTAATATTGCTGATATGGGTCGTCGAGCTGTTGGTAAAGCGCCCGGTCAAACGGACAATCCAAATTCAGCCCTGAAACTGGATAATGACGGTGCACTAGCGGTAAAACTTAACGACAACGGCGGTTTAAAGACAGATAAAAATGGATTAAGTGTAAAAATCAAGAATAAAAGCCTATTATCTGATAATAACGGATTAGCCGTCAATACCGGCAGAGGATTGAGAATTAACAACGATAAACTTGAAGTCGATAATCATCACGGTATTGAAATAGTTAATGAAGGGGTAAAAGTTAAAGCAAGTAATGGCATTAACGTTGATAACAGCGGTGTTTCAGTTAAAACCAAAAATGGAACAATTAACGTCGAATCTACAGGAATATCTGTAAGACTTGGTTGGGGAGTAAGAGAAGGTGGTTTAGGATTAGATATTAAGCCCAGTAATGGTATTAACGTTGATGATAATGGTGTTTCAGTCAAAGCCGGTAACGGTATCACAGTTAATTCAAGCGGTGTCAGTATTGATCCCAATAATATACTTCCCAGAGGAATGATTGTGATGTTTTCTGGTGATAGCGCTCCTCCAGGTTGGGCTTTCTGTGATGGTAGTAATGGAACCCCAGACTTAAGAAATCGTTTTGTGATGTGTGGAAATGATTTTTCTGATAAAGGGAAAAGCCATCATTGTGCCCGAGGTAGAGGTGATAAAAAAGAATATCCCCAAAATACAAAATCAACTCAAGTTTCTATCACTGTTAATGTGCAAAATACAGCATTAACAATAGAACAAATACCTAGCCATAAACATATGGGGAGTATACCTTATTGTGATACTAATGGAATGGAAAACAAATCTCTCAATGATGACAATCGCAATCAAAATAACTATATAATAGATAATAGCAGTACAAGCTCAATATGGATGAAACATTCAACAGACTTTAATTATCAAAAGGTTAATTATCCCTACACATTTAACACAGGAAATGGACAAGGACATAATCACCAAGCAACAGCCTCATCCCCTTCACATAATCACAGCGTTGATGTAATGCCGCCTTATTACTTATTAGCCTTTATTATGAAACTTTAATTCTACTCTACAAATACAGACTTAAATTACCTATTATTTACTCATTACCAAGGAAATATTAATATGACTTCGGAGCCAAATCTGTTAAATCGGATTACCATTACTATTGAAGCTAATAATCAACAGCTAGCTAAAAAAGTATTGCATGGCTCCGTGCTTAATCAGGCCAGTATAAATCAATTACTCAACTCATACTTTGATGAATATAACATTCATCAGGATATCTCTTTAGACAAATTAACTCTGGACCTTGGTGAAATAAACCCCCATGACTTTAATTCATTATTCCCTGCTCGCCTCAAGGTTGAGCTGAATAAAGCACTTAACCAATATCAGATAAACAACCATCAGGAAGAAACTCTACTGAATAAACCAACATTTAATAAATTTACCGATAACTCTTCCGCATTCTGCGATAATCATTTAATTGATGCGGAGGATTTTATTCACTCTTTATATCAACAAAATACCCAACCCAATACACTGGAGACAATAACACATAATAAAAACATTAATAAACTTATTCACCAATTAACACAGATAGAGAGCAAATGGATATTGCTATTAGCAAAAAGCTGCCTATCTGAACATGGTCTACAACGACTTTTGGCTATCAAGCAACCCGCTTTATTCATTGCCATTAATCACAGATTATCCGAAAAAATAAACAAACTACAACATCAGGAGGAGCCAGTCTCCTCCGCACAACTAATATTCAACGCTTTGGAATATCTACAACGGCATAATATTCAGGAAATACCTAAACCCAATGCAAAAATCATTTCACGTATTATCACTGAACTTAATAACGGCGCACTTAATACCGATCCTATTATTAAGCTATTTCGCCAAGTTATTAACCAAAACACGCCATTAAATAGTTGGCTAAAACAACTCTGGCAAACCGTTTATGTTTCACGGCTTTGCCAAAAGCATCTATCAGTTAAGGAGTACCAATATCTATTGGCATGCTTTATGCCAAATCATATAGATAAAAATACACCCGATAAACAATCAGCCATAAATAACGTTAATTTTTTAGATGTTCAGCAACATCAACTGCTGGTAAATCAGAAAGTTATTACCGAAGATCAGAAAATACTATCAACATCAAACTCTCCATGCCAAGTCAATAATGCCGGCATATTAATGCTCTGGCCGATACTACCCGCATTGTTTAATCAACTTGGCCTACTTGAGGGGAAAAAATTTATCCATCGTCAAGCCCAATACCATGCTGTTAATTTCCTTGACTATCTGATTTGGGGAACCGACAAAACACCGGCAGAATGTAAGAGACTCAATAACGTTCTGTGCGGACTCATGATCAATGAAAATACCGAATCAATCTCTGTTGAACCAGAAAAACAATTAATCACCACACAATGGCTGGATACCATTATTACTCAACTTCCCAGTTGGAAAAAATTAAGCTGCAATGACGTCCGCCAATTGTTCTTACAACGACCGGGTGAATTATTGGCAAATGAGCAAGAAATCAAAATCACCATCCAGCCACAGCCATTTGATGCATTGCTGACTGAATGGCCGTGGCCATTAAATATCGCCAAACTTCCCTGGTTGGATCGCTCTTTATTAATCGACTGGAAAAATATTTAACAGGTTTATATGAACGCTTTACTTAAAAATAACCATGATATGGTGACAGAATTACACTGGATTTACCCCCATCTGGAACGTATTGATCTGCAATTACAACATTACTATTACCAAAATAGAGAAAAATATGATTATTTACCAGAGAGTTTTCTGCTTACCGAAGATGAATTAAACCAGCGGCTGGCAAAACCACAAAGCATTCCTCATTGGGTCACCAAACAGGATGATATTATTAATTTCCCTGAAATCGACGAAACCCCCAATGCATTATCACAATTAGTTGCACGTTTTGATCTCACTGAATTTGAACGGGATGTTTTATTATTAGGTTTATTACCCCATTTCGATAGCCGTTATCATGCATTATTTGCTGCTCTGCACGGTAATAGTAAAAAACAGTGGCCTGACTTTGCCTTAGCCATTGAATTATTTAGCCAACGTCAAAGTGATCGGCAATTACGACAAAACAGTCTTCTACCGCAAACACCATTAATCAGTCATCAACTATTACGGCTTAATAATCACGAAGAGTCTATTTGGTTACAAACTCAATTTCTAACTCACAGCGCTGTCTGGCATTTCTTATCAGGCCAACGGGTTATGTTACCTCCCTTGACAACTTGTGCTTATTGGCATGCTTCTGCCTCACGCGGTTGGTATCCACAATCCCTTTACCCTTCACTAGAAAAGATATTATTAAATAAAACCGATGAAGTTCGCCCGCTGGTAATACTCAGAGGAAAACAAGATAGCGCCAGAGAATTAGCGGTAAGCAATATGATGGCTCTTCATGATATCAGTACCTTAACGCTAGACTTAGCTCAACTACCGGAAGAAAATAACCCTAACTTGCTGATAGATGCAGTCCGGGAAGCACGATTACATGATGCCTGCTTATTAATTCGCAATTTTTCTTTGCTTAAAGATGAAAAGAAAATATTACACAGGGAATTCTCCACGTTATTGAACCAAGCAAAATTACGCGTGGTTTGTCTGGCAGAACCACAAGATTCATTAATGTGGATTAAACATTTACCAATAGTGCAAATTAATATGCCAGCTCTGACGCTGGCAGATAAAAAAACCATGCTGGAAGCCAGTTTACCAGATAAGATAATCCAGAAAATAAATATCCCTCAATTATGTCAACGTTTTTCATTTACCGCAGAAACATTACCGCAAATCCTTCAAGAAGCACATCAATACCAAATACTCCGACAACCGGAAGGTCAATTGGAAGAAACCGATCTGCGTACAGCATTAAGTTTCCGCGCTCAACAGAATTTCGGTAAATTAGCGCAACGAATAACCCCCAAACGCAGCCTTAATGATTTAGTTATTTCAGACGCATTAGCGCAACAATTAAGAGAAATTATTGCCACCATTCATTACCGTGACCAGATTCTAGCTACTGGCTTTCAGGAAAAAATCGGTTATGGTACCGGTATTAGTGCGCTATTTTACGGAGAATCCGGGACCGGCAAAACCATGGCCGCAGAAGTAATCGCTGGTCATCTTGGCGTTGATTTGATTAAAGTCGATCTCTCTACCGTGGTGAATAAATATATTGGCGAAACGGAAAAAAATATCTCCCGTATTTTCGATCTGGCCGAAGCAGATTCCGGCGTGCTATTTTTCGATGAAGCGGATGCGCTATTTGGCAAGCGTAGCGAAACCAAAGATGCTCAAGACAGACATGCCAATATTGAAGTTTCTTACTTATTACAACGATTGGAAAATTATCCGGGATTAGTGATCTTAGCCACCAATAATCGTAGCCATTTAGACAGCGCCTTTAATCGCCGTTTTACCTTTATTACCCGTTTTGCTTATCCCGATGAAATGTTACGTAAAAAAATGTGGCAAGTCATTTGGCCAGAACAGATTACATTATCCGATACCATTGATTTTAGCCATCTGGCTAAACGCGCTGATTTAACCGGGGCTAATATCAGAAATATTGCGCTATTAGCCTCAATGTTAGCGAAAAATGACCACTGTGACCAAATCGAAAATAAACATATCAATCGAGCCGTTACACTCGAATTAAATAAAACTGGCCGATTGGTTTTTTAAATACTCAATAGGATAAACATAAATATGACAACCCTCATTGCTTCTAACAACGCGATTATTGAAGTAAATAATGCATTAAATACTGTTTTATCCCAGTATTTAAATACCAATGGCAATAAAATTGATATCCGCTTCGATCTACCCGAAATTAATTCCATTCAATCGGAACCGACGGTCAGTGTATTTCTTTATGACATCAATGAAGATTTACAATTACGTTCCGCCGAACCAAGACGTTATAACCCAGCAACCAGCACATTATTACCGGGATGGGTCAATATCAATTGTCACTATTTAATTACTTATTGGGATGCGAATAAACCCTCTAGTGATAGCTCCAGCCCGGATAGCCGCCCCAATAATCAAGCGGCACAAGTGATGACCCGGATTTTAAATGCATTAATTAACAACCGTCAATTAGCCGGCATTCCCGGTGCCTATACCCGAATTATTCCCCAACAGGAGAATTTAAATAGCTTGGGTAATTTCTGGCAAGCTCTCGGTAATCGCCCTCGCCTCTCTCTAATGTATTCAATTACCGTACCCATGAAACTGCAAAATATTAAAGACAATATTACCCCAATTAACCAAATTTCCGCGTCTGTAAATCAGAAACCCAACCTAAATAATTCACAAATCAACCAAGCTCTGGTAGATAAATTATGTGCCGATTTAGGTGGTACAGAAGATGCTCGTCTTGCTTTGGCTAAAATTAATTTGGTAACAGAACCCGACACAGCAAATAACCAAAATCAAGAAAATAACAGCATTATTGTTGAAGTTTCCGGTATGACCAACACAGCTTATTTAACACAAATAAAAGATACACTTAAAAAATGGAAAAACAGTCAAGAGATTATCATTAAGATAAATGGTTTTGATATTATTGTTTCTAAAGAAAATTCTGACAGGTTAATTGGAGTTAAAAATAAAACCTATATTAATACAACGAACAATCACTCACCTAACAAATAATTATTTATTTGATTTTTCCACGTTAACAATCCATATATTATTTGCGATTCAAAATTCATACAAGATATACAGGTGGTAATATCATGCCAATAAATAGCCTTATAAAAAAGTTTGAACTTAATACCCAAAAAGATCAAGCTATTGTTTCTCCTGCAAGATCAAACAGTCATAAACAAACTGAGCATCTTGAATTAAATACACCTAAAAATAGAGGAGATGGAAAAGACTTAAATGCACAAACCACCCCAAATCAACAGTACACCAGAAAGCCGGAAACTAAACTAAAGAATGATGATGATAAAAAGAAATTACAGGAACATACACCAGATTTGGAGGTAAAAAAAGAAAGTTCAGCAACACCGAATACCCGTAATAATCTAAATGGAAAAGTCAAAGCTGAAGATATTTTCAACCAATTTAAAAGTAAATTTGATCCTTATGACAGAGAATTACCTTTCGACATAATGAATAAAATAACCAATAATGAAATAAAATTTTCTTCTGAAAAAGCGAAAGATGATTATTTAGCTAAAGTAAAAGACAAGACATTCACATTGAGACATTATACTGCTGGCAATGGGCAAGAAAAACCTACATTTGATGAGATTAGCTCAAACTTTAATTTGGTAAATAAGGGAATAAAAACATTAAATCGCACTCAAGGAAGTAACACCAATGAAGATGATTGGAACCGTTTAGGAAATACGGCATTTACTTTCTACTTGCTAGCAATAGATGGAGAAGTATCCAATAGAAAGTTCTTATCTAATACAACTCATTTTGCAGAAATTAATATAGAAGATTCAGAAGAACTTAAAGAACTTGGCTTAGATCAAGCTGAATTCTTTGCTTCTCCTGATTTACTTCACGAAAAAAATCTTTCACAAGCCCCTGCTGTAAAAGGAAAACTGTCTGATTTAAAATCATTATTATTAAAACGATCTGGCATAAGTTCAGTTCAATTAGGGCGTTTAGATGCGAAAACAATTTTAAAAAGCATAGACAATGAATTTGGCAATAGTCTCGAAATCAAAATCCCAGGGAATGTTAATGTGAACAAATGGAATAAAATTTAAAAGTAAATATACCCGTCATCTTTCAAGTTGCTGCTTCGTTGGCTGCGTTCACTTGCCGCCACGCTGCAATTTGAAATCTATTGGGTATATTATCAGAGGTAATAATATGCTAAACAACAAATACAGTGAAAAAGTTAATCACTCAGAAAACAGAGCGGAAAAAGGCGCAATACATCCTAACCAATATAATATGAATAGCTGCACATTGGGGTTAGGATTGGATTTACCGCCAAAGAGAAAACTAAGAATAGGAGATGAAAGAAATATAAAAGATGCACAACCTTTTATTCCATCCCCCGCGCAACAAAGACAATATAGCACCAGCCCCATAGCAATGTCTGATATATTAAGCGAAAGCGCACTGACTTCACAACCGATTATTACCGATTTAATTAATCCGCAAAAAATAAAAATGTCAGAAGGCGTAAGAAATATTTTAAATAACAAAGAAGGAGGAGGAAATTTGGTATTCAAGGCACTACAAATTAAACCATCGGATGAAACTCTGCCATTCAATGCATTAAAAATCGTCGATACCTGGCAAGAAGAAATGCCGGATCAAGACATGTCTATTTTAGCTTATTGGGCACCACAAGGAGGATATGTTGATATCCCGGCCCAACCCGATCTCAGTCGCCATCCACAATATGTATTTACCCCAGGATTCAGTGGATGTTCATTTGTGGTCGATAAAATGAATAAAGATATTCTCCGGGTTCGGCACGTACAAGGTGGTCAAGAAGACGTTGAATATAATAACCAGAATATTGATCACGGAATGGGTATGATGTCGGCAATGGAATTCCGCGATTATGGATATCACGAGGCCGATGGCAAAGTGATGGAAAATACCTATGGTTTTGCCTTTTTAAAATTTAACCCAGAGAAAAAACAGTGGCAACTTCACTATCAGAAAATAGCCGCAGCCCCTAATATCATAAATATAAAAACTGAATCTAGTTGGTTGCCATTCAGTAAGCCTTCAATTGAAGCCAATACCTTTACCTCCAAAGATATGAAAGTTTCTGGGTATAATAGGAGACATATTACAGACATTAAATAGTATGCCATTATATATATAGAAAAACCGGGAGCTGTATTTGAGAACATAGCTCCCGTTATTCCCCACGATAATTGATTTTTAAAACCAATCTATCTTCAATAGCAGAATAAAACCATTTCCCTTGTAATTTAATAATCTCTTTAAATTATTTCCATGATGATTATTTTATGATTATATTTTTCATAATCATTAGTTCACCAAAAAATTATAAACAAACTCATTTCCTCCAATTAATATAAAAATCAATTAAGATATGTAGACACATAAAATTATCAAAACCGGCCATATCAATTAATAATTACCCTTATTATTAATTAACACTCCCATTTACAAGCTCAATGCCTATAATTACACCGCTCTTTTTACACCGAAGTAATTTAAATAATCGTCAAATAACCACCTGACTCACTAAGGTTATTTCATTTGGCCTTTTTGTAATGAGGGGGAATAGGTCCCATACCCAATAGATTTCAATTTGCAGGTGCAAGCAGCCAACAAAGCCGCAACTTGAAAGATGAATATGAAAATAACCGCTATACATCAGGTTATTGCGGTAGCTATACCCAATCGTTAGGTACTAAGAAAAACAAAGTAATAGCCGTTTTTCTTATATTCAAAATGTAAACAATCAAGGAAAAAATCATGTCTACAACTCCAGAACAAATTGCTGTTGAATATCCCATTCCTACTTACCGATTTGTTGTCTCGATCGCTGATGAGCAAATCCCTTTTAACAGCGTTTCTGGCCTCGATATTTCTCATGATGTCATAGAATACAAAGACGGTACCGGCAATTACTATAAAATGCCCGGTCAACGCCAGGCGATTAATATCTCGCTGCGTAAAGGGGTATTCTCTGGCGATACTAAACTTTTTGACTGGATTAACTCTATTCAGCTTAATCAGGTGGAGAAAAAAGATATTTCAATTAGTTTAACCAACGAAGCCGGCACTGAAATTTTAATGACCTGGAGCGTGGCAAATGCCTTCCCAACCTCATTAACTTCCCCTTCTTTTGATGCCACCAGCAACGAAGTTGCCGTGCAGGAAATTACCCTGACCGCAGATCGAGTCACCATTCAAGCGGCTTAAGACTCATTTATACCCGTTATCTTTTTGAAATCCATCGGGTATATCAAGCTGTCTACTCAGAATATTGCACAATAATTGGAGGCAACATGCCAACGGTACCAACCTATCCCGGCGTTTATATCGAAGAGGACGCCTCACCCGCACTCTCTGTTCAGTCCGGTGCAACAGCAGTGCCTGTCTTTGCCGTCGCAAAAGACAATTCATTAATAACCGATGATTCTTATATTCGTGTTAATAGCTGGCTGGAATATTTGTCGCTCAAAGGGGGGCAATTTACGGCCACCGATAAGCTTGATATCGCACTACGCGCTTATTTTATTAATGGCGGTGGATATGGCTATCTGGTTAAAACCGCAGAGTTAGAAAAACATGTGCCAAAACTCGATGATGTGACATTGCTAGTTGCTGCCGGAGAAGAAATCATGACTGCCGCAGACGCCCTTTGCAAATCTGGCAAAGGATTATTCGCCATTTTTGATGGTCCAATCGCTCAAATAACCTCAGACCAAAAACCCGATGACGTGCTTAAACCCTATTCCGCTACAGCCTATGGCGCAGTTTATTATCCCTGGCTGACCGCTGAATGGGGAGAAAATAAAGCCACCATTGATATTCCACCCAGCGCCGTCATGGCCGGTATTTATGCCCGTGTCGATAACAACCGGGGCGTTTGGCAAGCACCAGCAAATGTCGCTGTGCAAGGCGGATTGCAACCTAAATATCCGATGACTGACGACCTGCAAGGGAAATATAACCAAGGTAAAGCGCTGAATATGATCCGCACTTTTCCTAAGAGCGGTACGCTGGTCTGGGGTGCTCGCACACTTGAGGACAATGATCATTGGCGTTATATCCCGGTTCGCCGCCTGTTTAATAGCGCAGAACGGGATATTAAAAATGCCATGAGTTTCGCGGTCTTCGAACCCAATAGCCAACCCACTTGGAAAGCGGTCCACCGTGCTATCGATAACTATCTTCACACCCTCTGGCAGCAAGGCGGCTTGATGGGCAGCAAAGCTGAGCAGGCTTATTTTGTTCAAATTGGTAAAGACGTCACCATGACTGATGACGATATTAAGCAGGGCAAAATGATTGTCAAAGTGGGTCTGGCGGCGGTTCGTCCAGCCGAGTTTATTATCTTGCAGCTTACGCAGAATATCGCTCAATAACCGGAGGAAATATGCCAGCTATACCAACTATGTCAACAACACCAACTTATCCTGGCGTCTATATTGAAGAAGACGCCTCACTGGCACTTTCTGTTAGCCAGGGAAATACCGCAATACCCGTTTTTATTGGGCGTTTCTTACCGAAAAAAACCAGCGCGACACCTGAAATAACACGCGTGAGTAGCTGGTTGGATTTTACTAACCTATTTAACGTAGGTTGTGTTAGATCAATAGCAATCACATCAACCGAACCCACGCCTCCCAAACCCGAACCGACTCCTCCTGAAAAACCTCAAACAGTCGAAGACGATGTATCAGTCAAAAACAACGAAGGAGTTAAAAACGATACAGAAGTTGCCGCCACGACACAGGCTACAACGCCCAATGCAGATGAAACTCCCCCCGGATACACTTATCAGGTCGCCGTCGATATCTACACAATAAGCAGTGATGCTTTAAAACTTTATTTCCAGAATGGCGGCGGACCTTGTTATATCCTGCCAATTGCTGATACCAGCAAGGCTAATACGCTGGCATTAATCCCGGCGTTGATTGAGCAGGCTTTAGAAATCACGTTAATTGTCTGTCCTGAACAGGATGCTGATTATCAGAGCCAGATATATAACAACCTGACCCCTTCATTATTAAATAACGGCTATTTTCTTATCGCCGATAACCAAGATAAAGCAACCGCTATCAGCGCTAATGTCCCCTCACAAACTGCAGCGTATTATCCCGCCGTGAAAGTCTCACAGCTGATGCAAACGGAAGAGGCTCTCGTCGCTGTTTCAGGCTATAAAGATGCCAATACAACCCCAGACAAAGTGACTAATCTGGTACAGCTCAAAGAGAAAAATCCCGATGTCTATCAGCAAGCGGTGACTGCAATACAGAACATAAGTAAAACGATTCCCGCCAGTGCAGTGATAGCCGGTGTCTACTGCGCCACCGATGCCAGTCGCGGTGTCTGGAAAGCACCCGCTAATGTTGCGCTGAGTGGGATTAGTGATGTAGCCGAACGGCTCACGGAAGATGAGCAAGGTACCATGAATCAAAATGGTATCAATGCGATCCGTTATTTCAGTAACAAAGGTTTTGTCGTCTGGGGTGCGCGTACTCTGCAAGATGATGATAACTGGCGCTACATTCCGGTTCGGCGTTTATTTAATGCGGCAGAACGGGATATCAAGCAAGCCATGCAATTTGCCGTGTTTGAACCCAACAGCCAGCCCACTTGGGAACGCGTCCGCTCAGCGATTGATAACTATCTCCATCAACTCTGGCAGCAAGGGGCACTGGCCGGTAACAGCCCACAGGAAGCCTATTTTGTCCAGATTGGTCAAGGTGTCACCATGTCCGCCGACGATATTAAGCAAGGCAAAATGGTGGTGAAAGTTGGCATGGCAGCGGTCCGTCCGGCTGAATTTATTATTCTGCAATTTTCGCAAAATGTAACACCGTAACCGTATGGGGCGCGGTTCGCCGCGCCTGTTCTAGTGAGGAACCGAGAATGGAAATAAAACAGCCCGGCGTCACCATCACGGAGAACCTGATATCCCAGCATCAAGATGAGGCATTTATCGGTGTACCGGTTTTTATCGGCTATACCCAACCGGCTAAAAATAATCATGCTAAAAACAATCGTATTAGTGACAAAACCGCCGTCAAGCTCCACAACCTGACCGATTTTACCCTGTCATTTGGTGAATCAGGATTAATGTACTATTCCGTGCGCCACTTTTTTGAAAACGGGGGTCAACAAGCCTATGTGCTGTCGCTAGGGTCTGATGAACCCCGAGACAATTTTCAATCATTAACCACCACCCTACAACAAGATTGGGTTAAACAAGCGATTTCGGCACAGAGTGCTATCACGCTGATTGTGGTTCCCGATATTGTTTATCTGAATCAGATGGATGCTCCCGATTCAGAAATCGATCAACACGATAAGATTCTATTCTGGCAACAGTTTTGGCAATCCGTACTCAACCTTTGCAACAGCCGACGCGGCATCATGGGATTGCTGGATGCCCCCGATGATCCCGCACTGGCCGCTGAATGTTTAGCCCAGTTCTCTTCCAGTGATCGGCAATGGGGCGCGGTATACTGGCCAAGGCTGAACAGTGCTTATCAGGAACAAAATCAGCCTGTTGTACTTTCACCTACTGCGGCAGTGGCCGCCGTCATCCAACGTAACGATAACCAAATGGTCGTCTGGCATGCCCCCGCGAACATTGCGTTAGCCAAAGTCATCAACCCGATACGCTCTTATATTGAAGCTGATGACCTGTTTAATCAGAACGGCACTTCGTTAAATCTGGTTCGCAGCTTCCCCGGCAAAGGGACAAGGATCTGGGGATGTCGCACGCTGGACAATACCCCCGGTTCTCCCTGGCGCTATATCCAGACGCGCCGTCTGGTTTCTTATATCGAAGCCCATATGACTCAACTGGGCCGGGCCTTTGTGTTTGAACCCAATAACGCCATCACCTGGATGAAGTTTAAAGGTCAGGCTTACAACTGGTTACGTCAGTTATGGCTAAACGGCGGACTGCGCGGTACGCAGGAAGATCAGGCATTTGAGGTGTTACTGGGGATTGACGAGTCGATGAGTGAAGCAGATCTACGGGCCGGGAAAATGATCATGAAGATCAGGCTGGCACTGTTAATTCCGGCGGAATTTATCGAGCTGAATCTGACATTTGATACCCGCACCGGGATCAGCCATTAAACAGGGGCAAAATATGAACAATTTATACACCCCGTCGGTATCACACCGTTTTATCGCCAGTTTTCTGTTTAACAATATCCCCAGCCCTCTCGACATTGCCTTTCAACGGATATCTGGCCTCAGCCGTGAGTTGCAAACTAGCCAACATAGTCAGGGGGGAGAAAACGCCAGAAATACCTGGCTGGCCGAGAAGATCCAGCATGGCAGTCTGGTACTGGAGCGCGGCGTGATGACCGTTACGCCACTCACTCTGACGTTTGACCGCGTCCTGCGTGGTGAGAAAGCCGTGTATGCCGATGTGGTTATCATTCTACTGAATGAACATTCAGTTCCCGTAGCAAGCTGGACATTAAGTAATGCGCTGCCAGTTCATTGGTCTACCGGGGATTTTGATGCCAATAGCAATACGGTGCTAGTCAATACCTTGGAGTTACGTTATCAGGATATGCGCTGGTTAGGAGTGAAAGCATGACCGTAGAAATTAAGGAGCTGATTATTCAGGCTAAAGTGACCGATTCAGCCAGTCACTCCAGCGCGCCACGCACACTGGCGCAGGAAGCGCTGGATAACGCCCAACTGATTGAAAAGGTGAAACAAGCCGTGTTAGATACCTTGCGTGAAACAGGAGGCCATTATGAGCTTAATTGAACGCAGCCTGTCCAAACTCACCCTCACCGCTTTCAAGGACCGCGAGGGGAAAATCTCGGTAGGCAGTTTGCAAGCCATGTATAACCCCGATGCCATCCAGCTCGACTACCAAACCCGTTATCAGCAGGATGAAAGTATTAACAGTGCCAGTCAAAGCAGCCGCTATGTATTATCCCAACCGGCGGGTCTGTCATTAGTTCTGTTATTTGATGCCACCATGCCCGGCAACAACACCGCAGTAGAAACGCAGCTGGCAATTTTGAAAGCCCTGTGTGCCGTGGATGCCAGTACCAACGTTCCCCACTTTCTTAAAATTAAATGGGGCAAAATGCGTTGGGAAAACAAAGGCTATTTTGCTTGCCGTGCCAGTGGCCTTAGCATCAGTTACACCCTGTTTGACCGGGATGCCACGCCATTGCGGGCCAGCGCGACCTTATCCCTAGTGGCAGATGAAAGCTTTGTGATTCAAGCCACCGAGCAACAGTTAAAATCACCACCCGTCACCGCAATCAATGTAACCGATATGCTCTCCCTGCCGTTGATCGCCTTAGGTGCCGGCGCTTCTCTGGCGGGTGGAATCGATTATCTCTCGCTGGCCTGGCAAAACAATTTGGATAATCTTGATGACTTCACCCCCGGGCAAACACTGCAAGCGCAGGGGGAAGCATGAAGATACCCGCAATAACCATCAAAATAGGGGGTAAAGCCCTCAGTCAATTTACGGTTATCACTCTGACAATTCACCATCAAATCAATGGCATCCCCTCGGCTAACATCACGCTGGGGATCGCCGGTGATGCCCGCCATATTTTTGACGCCAAAGCGCAAGCTGAACTGGTAAGCTGCCGTCCGAATCATGAGCTTAGCGTGCAGATCGAAAAAACTGTGGTGTTTAAAGGGATCATCGTGCGGCAAACATTGGGGCTTAAAGGTCAGGACAACCTCATTACCCTAACCGCTAAACACTCGTTACAAAAATTAACTCACAACTTCCACTCGCAACTGTTCAACAAACAAAGTGATGAGGCAATTCTCAAAAAACTATTCAGTCAGGCCGGTATCCCTGTCACGATAAAACCAGCGCCTCAGCTTAAAACGGTGCATGAACAAATGGTGCAATTCCGCTGTAATGACTGGACGTTTCTAAAAAATCGGCTGTTCGCGACCCATACTTGGTTATTGCCCGGCAACGATAACGTGACGCTGGTCACCCCGGAATCCCTGAACCGGTCAACCGTGCATACTCTCCATCAACGAGCCAACCCTCAGGATGCGGTGTTATTTGAAGCGAATCTGCAATGGGATAACCAACGCAGCCCCAAAACCGTGAGTGTGCAATCCTGGGATATCGCCCAACAAAAACTATCTCCAGCCCATCAGGCAAAAAGCAGCGGTCTGGGTCGCAATCAACTTGCCACAGATAGTCTGACATCATTGACCCACCAAGCATGGCAATGGGCTTTCAGCTATCCATTGGACAATGAACAGGCCAAACAGCTTGCTCAAGGTATCCTGAATAACCGCCGAAGTCATAATGTCTCCGGTAATTTTGAAGTCGAAGGTGATAACCGTTATCAAACGGGGGATGTGCTGGCGTTAAGCGGCTTTGGTCAGGGGATGGATGGTCAGGCGATTATCACCGGTGTCAGTCACACCCTCAATCAACGGCAAGGCTGGCGTACCCGGCTAACGCTGGGGCTATTACCGGAAACAGAGCAAGTTGTACCACCGGTTAAAGAGCTGCATGTCGGGATCGTGGAAAAATACCAGCGGGATAGCCAATCATTGGGTCGTATTCCGGTCAAAATCCCCGCGTTAAACTTCACCAACGGCACTCTTTTTGCCCGGCTGGGTAAGCCTTACGCCAGCCACGAAAGCGGTTTCTGCTTCTACCCTGAACCGGGAGATGAAGTGATTATCGGCTTCTTTGACGGTGATCCGCGCTTTCCAGTGATATTAGGCTCGATGCACAATCCTAAAAACAAAGCGCCGTTAGAACCGAGTGAAAAAAACCCGGAGAAAACCTTAGTGATTAAACAAGGGGAAAATCAGCAGGCATTAACATTTAACCATAAAGATAAAACCCTCACCTTAAATAGCGGAAAAAACACCTTATCTCTGCAACAGGATAAAGATATTACGCTTAATTCTGCTAAGAATCTTATTACCCATGCTCAGGAAATTAAAATAGAGGCGCAAAAATCGCTGTCCGCCTCCGGTAAATCCGGCGTAGATATTAAAGGTGCGAAGATTAACTTAACCCAATAATAAGGTAATAAAATGACAAATAAAGCACTAGCCGAAAAAGTATTAGCCGATATTTATGGTCGGGGTTGGGCCTTTCCGCTGCAATTTTCTATTAAAGATAGTACGTATAAAGATAGCACTCATTCTGAAATACCCACGGGCGTCACCATGGCGGAAGGGGCCGAAAACGTTCGCCAAAATATGAAAATTCTTTTTCTCACCGAACCCGGTGAACGAATTATGCGTGAGAATTATGGTTGCGGCCTGAATGATTATCTGTTTGCCAATATTCGTGACGAAATGATGGCAGAAATTCAAACCCGGATTGAAGAACGGGTATTACGTTATGAACCCCGCGCCGATATCAGCGAAATCCAAGTGAACCAGAGAACCGACCTGCCCAATACCCTGCATATTCAGGTCACCTACACGCTGAGAGGCAGCGAAATCAGCCAGCAAATTGAAGGCGTCCTCGAAGTGAATGAAGGCCGGGTACAGGTGAGTTTATGAGCAAACAACTGGTGGTAGATGGCGATTTCTTGCTGTTCGAACCATTATTTGGCAACCGGCAAGTCACCATTCTGGGGCCAGCAACCATCCGCGGTAGCGGACACGCCCAAATCCAAGGCAAAAAGATCGTTATGATCGGTGATGAAAAAAAGGTGCAATTTCAGGCGCAATATATTACTCCCAGCCATCCAGTGCCCGGCATGGGGATGGTCACCATTGCTCAATTAAATGCCAGCCAACAAGTCAACTTTTGCCGCAGCCCGGCCACGGTAATTGTTGTCGGGCAACAATTTATCGCCCGATTTACCCCAACCCAACCCGCTAATAATCCATCCAGTGGCCCGGATGTAACGGTCCCCAGTATGGGGAAAGGCCGGTTTATTGCCAGTCAATATGCAGTCACTGCCGGATAAATAATCTCTTTAACTTTATTTTACATAACAGGTGGTAAAAATATGGGACAGGCCGAGTTAGAAAATAAACTCTCTGCTATTGTGCCGGATACTGCATTTAAACTTGATGAAAGAAGTACGCTGGATATTTTAAACTGGCTACAAGAATACGCTAAAAAAATCCCTTTCGATCAAGAGAAAAAACAGTTCTGGGACAGTTTTTACTTTATTCAAGCAAATAATCCGCAACAATTAGCGGATATTTACCAAAATGTAAATAAAGCCGATGGCCGATTACCTGCCCATCAAGCTTTTGTTTTGGCTTTCTTAACGTTATTAGAAACAACCAACCGATTATTAAATACCTTTCCGGCCCGGCACCGTGATCTTTATTACCGGGAATTATTAGGGCTGAAACCTAAAAAAGCCCAAGCGGATCAGGTTGCGCTAGGAATTACCCTCAATCCTGACAGCACAGAATCGCTGATAGCCCAAGGCACACTGTTTGACGCCGGGCAAGACAGCGCCGGCAATCCGTTACACTATGCATCAGATACAGATTTACTGGCGAACCAAGGGGAACTGACCGACCTATATTGGTACCGAAAAGATAAAGATGGCTGGCAATCAGCAACCCCACTGAACCGCTCAGATAATTTGGCATTACCCGAAAACGGTATTCGGCTTTTTAGCCCAACGGCCAATGATGTTCCGGTGCTGTCCGGTTACCTGATTACCTGCCCCTTGTTTGCCATGTCGGCAGGAGAACGCCGGATTAAAATGACTCTGGCAAGCGCATGGACGGGTAATGCTGATCACATCACCGCGACAATCAGCGCAGGAGATCATTGGCTCTGCTTGTCAGTAAAATCTATCGACAAAACCACGATGGAGCTTGGATTATCATCCAGTGATGCCGCTGTCACTGCCCCTGATGCCCTGGATAATATGGCGTTTAATGTACCGGCATTAAAACTGGGTACCACTCAAGGCCCTATTCTGCCGGAGATTACAGGCATCGAAGTCAGTATTAATGGCAACCGCAGTGTGCGCTATGCCTCTGACAACGGTATTGAACAGACGGATATCGCCAGCTTCCCGTTTGGTCAATCCCCGTCGCTGGGTTCCGGTTTTAATCTGGTTGCCCCGGAATGGTATGGCTCTGAAAACGCAACATTGACGATTACGCCTCAATGGGTTGGCTTACCGACAAGCAGTTTTTCAACATGGTATGGCAAATATAATCCGAAGCCTGCCAGTAATGGGGTGTTCAAAGTACAAGGTTACTTAGTCACATCTCAAAAGAGAGACGCTCTCAATAACGCTAAATCTCAGTCATTATTTGGTGGAACAGGCACCCCACAAGGACAAAGCCTGACATTGACTTTACCAGTGATGAATTATCCCCTTGCAGACAGCCCATCCCCCAACGAATGGCCGGCATCCGTGCGCATAGAGTTGGCTGAACAGGATTTTATGCACGCCCAATACTGGCAAAATCCCACGGATAAAAATGTCCCCTATACCCCGCAAATCAGTGCATTGCAGGTACAGTTCAACGCTAAAGCCAAACCTGAGCAATTCACTGTTTATCCTCTGACCCCTTTTGGCCGAGCCGAGGCAACAGCAAAAATGCCGACACTCACCCATGAAGCCTTCTATTTAGGCTTTACAGGCGTATCACCGGGACAAACTCTATCCTTATATTGGCAATTAGCAGGGATTCAAGCCCTCGCTTTATCTTGGTTTTATCTCAACAACAGCAATAGCTGGAACAAATTAGATGAATTAGTTGACGACCAAACCCATAACCTGTTTGACCGGGGTATCTGGCGTACCTTATTACCCCAAGATGCGGCAAATCAGGCCCCTCTGATGCCGCCGGGACGCTACTGGCTAAAAGCTGAGATAACGGCTCAGACCGATCCTCAGGATTACCCCAGCATTAAAAGTCCGCTATATAACGCCACGACAGCGACTTTAGTAAATGCCCAAACCATTGAACAAGCTCATTTTATCAACGGATTGGCCGCTGGCAGCATTAAACAGCCAACCAGCACATTAGTCGCAATCAGCAACGTCACCCAACCTTGGGCCTCCTGGAACGGTCGCCCGCCAGAAACCGAGCAAGCTTTCCTGACACGTCTGCCCGCCCGGTTATCTCACCGTAATCGGGTACTGAGTTGGGGCAACATTGTCACCTTATTAAAAGAGCAATTTGTCAGCCTGTTTGACGTCAAATATCCTTCTGCCAATGAATTAACCAAAATCCCGGCACCAGAAATACAACGACTGATTGTGATCCCTAACAGCCGTTACAAAGATAACGATGATGTACTACGACCCAAATTAAACCCTGCCCGGCTGGCAGAGATGGTCGAATGGATCAAACAACTTAGCAGTCCCTGGGCAACGATTGAAATTAATAACCCCACCTACGTTGACGTTAATGTGGACTACCAAGTGACCTTTATCTCAGGGATTAACCCCGACTACGGCCATCATCAGCTACAACAGCAATTAAGCCGAAAATATATGCCGTGGGGCGAGAATCCGACTATCGGCGTGACAACCGGTAACCGTATTGACTACTACCAACTGTTAGCCAACATCCAACAATCGCCTCTGGTGGAACGTGTCACCCATTTAAGGATAACCATTGCTAACCGGACCACCGGTGCCATAGGTGAAAGTATCGAAGCTGCCGATGATGAAGTGCTGATTTTGGTCTGGTCAGAGAGGCAGCCCTTAAACCAAGGAGTTAACTCATGAGTCATCAGGATGCCCTGTTTCCCATCGTCAAAGATGATATTACCTTCGATGCTTTACTCACTCAGGCCAAAACAGTCATTGAGCAGCAATCCGGCCAATGCTGGAGCAATACCAGTGAAAATGATCCCGGTATCACTTTATTGGAAGCCTGTTGTTATGGTGCATCTGATCTGGCTTACCGTCATTCATTACCGCTGAAAGATCTTCTAACCCCCAAACCTGCGGAACAGATACCCGGCGACGGTATTTTCCCTCAGGAGTTCGGCCCACAACAAACACTGACCTGTGGCCCGATCACGGCGGAGGATTATCGCCGGGCTTTATTGGATTTACATAGCAACGACACAGTTAATGAGACAAACAACGGTTATTTTTTCTTTAATGATGTCCAACTGATCCGTGAACCTGAAGAACAACGCTATAAATATTGGTATAACAAACAGGAACGTAAATATACCTTTAACGATTTGGGCACCGACGGCAAATTAACCTTGAGAGGAAATTATTGGCTTTATTTACTGCCTGGTCAGGAAACTCAGGCTGATAATAAGCTGGCTCAGCAGAAGCTCAACGATTTCCTAAAAAATAACCGTAACTTGGGGGAATCCGTCAGCAAAATTATCTGGCTGCAACCCATCAATTTCCTCTTGCAGATTGATATTGAACTTAATGATAACGTCATCGATATTCCTGATATCTTCGCTCAAGTTTATAGGGCGGCGGAACAGATGGTGCTGGAAAAGCCCGTGCGCTATACCACTCAAGCCATGAAAGATCTGGGCTACAGTAATGAAAAGATATTCTCCGGCCCTTATTTACATCACGGCTGGATACCGACATTATCTCAAGCCAAAAATTACACTGGCACTACGGTATTAAATCTCAGCCATCTGGTTAACCGACTATTAGCGATTAACGGTATTCAGAGTGTCACCCGGCTAGCATTAGCTCATCCCGACAAAACCATTACGCCATTGCCGGATGATAATTGGTCCTGGGAGATTGCTCAGGGATATTACCCGAGATTATGGGGTAACGATCCACTGGCATTAATTACCTCACCAGATAGCCCACTGACTATTACCGCCAAAGGCGGCGTTAAAATTGTTGTTTCTAAACAAGATATCAAGGAAAAGCTTATTGCAGAGCCGCTGATCGATACACAGCCGGAATTACTGGATTGGGGTAAACATCGTAAAGTTCTGGATTACTACCCGGTGAGTAATAAATTACCCGCCTGCTATGGATTACAGGCCAAAAAACCTACGCCACAGCAAGTACAACTGCACCAATTTATGCTCCCTTTTGAACAAATGCTGGCTAACGGCTGCGCTGAACTTGCCCTCTTACCGAAACTCCTGGCTTTTAAACAACGGGGGGAAACCGTATATGGTGTGCAATGGCCTTTTAAAGCGGGTACGGTCAATTACAACGTGCATCAACAGATCACCTCTGACTTAACCGCAAAACTAAACTACGATTCACAAATCTATATTAATGATGACATTCAGAGGTCCAACTATATAAAAGAACTGGAAATCTTAGATCATCTATTGGGTTATTTTGGCGCTCAACTTGCCGCCAGACCACTTACCCTCGATTTTCAGGATTTTCTGGATACCCAACGCGGTTATTTAGCCCAACAACCGGAACTGACCTATCAACGTAATAATATTCGGATTGATAAAATATCGGCACTACAAAAACGGATTGCTGCCCGGTTAGGTTTAGGCGGGGAATGTTTCAGTGACACGCCTGATCTGGCTAATTTGCCATTCTATTTAATTGAACATCGCCAATTACTACCGGCAAAACCCGATATCCAATTTAATACTAAGCAAAAGCCTGATTCTCTGGTGGTTGAAGATGATCAATTAAGAATCACCCAAAAAGGGACAGCAGGCCGCTTATTGCAAGGGCAGGTCATTAACCTGATCATCACTGACAATGATAGAGAATTTACCTTGCGGGGCCAGATGATCACTGAAGTGTCAGGAGAGACATTCTCCCTTAACACACGCAATAGCTCGGGTCTAAAGCACAATCTGGAAAGAATACTGGAGGCATTTGAGCAAAACAAATTGTTCTGGCAAAACAGCCCAGTGTGGTTGGAAGATATGGATTATCAACTGGTTTATGCCGATGCCACATATCAAAATGCTACCGACGATCAACGTTGGATCACCTCCAGCGCCCAAAGCCCCTTCCCGGCCATGATTGAAGAAAATGACGAAATCACCCTGAAATATATCATTACGCCATCTGGACCATCCCAAAAAACATTAGCCCGTACAGTTCAAGCTGAACCGAAACCCGAATATGAACTCAAAGCACGTGTCATTAAATTTGATCGTATTCAAGGCAAGATATTAATTAAACGCAACCAAGAGTCACGGGATAATTTTCCGCCCGAGACAGAAGCATGGCGCTATCGCTGGTATTTCTCCAGTGAAAAATATGCCCTGGCTGATCGTTTTTCATTTGTGGTTAGCGTGGTAGTGAATCGCCTGTTAATTGAGAGCAACAAAGTTGACCCTTATAAACTGGAAGCCTGGGTAAAAACGGAGATTCTCTCTGAATTTCCCGCACATATTTCGATGATTATTCACTGGTTATCACCGAAACATTTTGAAGATTTTGCCAATACCTATAAACGCTGGCAAAACAATGATGCGCCTTTAGGGGACGAGGCATACCATATTTTAGAGACCTTAACCCTGGGAAGATTACCTTCCGCTGCAACCGGTATTGGCAGTATGCGAATTGCCACCGAACAGCAACGTATTGAGGTCATTGGTGAATCGGGCGATCAATGGCATGAAGAAGTGATAAAAGATAATCAGCTATTATATGTTCCTTATACTAAAACGGTAGTATTGGTAAATATTGACTTAAATAAAGAGAATAATAAAGAAACGACTGTTTCAGAACTTCTATATCAACCGGTAGAGAATAAAGGAAAATTGGTATTTTTAACTGATAACAGTCAAATAGGCCCTGAATATGCCGTACTGAAATCAGATAATGCATGGACAGATTACCATATCAAAGTGAAAAAGAATAAAAATGGGGTTATTACCGATGAAATATTGCATATTAAAGGAAGAAAGAAAATCGGACTTAATTTATCGTGGACAGCAATGAATTTATATGATCTTGATGCAGATAGTCGCTGGTCATTCTATTACGGATTTGTATTAGGTGATAACCCAGATCTGTCTGGTGCATTATTCCACACCGAAGAACCGCTTATTTTATCACTCAATTACATATCTGACCCTAATGACCTTAAAGGAGAAACACGGACAAAATTCAGCTTTAATTTTACGTATGATGGAAATAACCCTTAATAATATATACCCTTCATCTTTCAAGCTGCTGCTTTGTTGGCTGCGTTCACTTACCCCAGTCACATCGTTATCTATGCTCCTGGGGATGCGTTCTCTTGCCGCCGCACTGCAACTTGAAATCTATTG